GAGATTTGCGCTGAATCTAAAGGCAAACTGAGTGCGTGGTATAAAAACATGTGTCAATCTAGATTGGTATCGTTTCTGGATGAACATCGATCAGCCTTAATGGCTGGTGCAATTGGGATTGCTGGAATCGTTGGCGCTATGTATCTTTTCAAGAATTTATCGAAAACGTACAATGCCATGAATCTCGTCACCCAACAGAATAATGACGATACCCCTCCAATACAAAAGGAGGATGGAGATGGGACGGCTGTCCCAACAATGAAGACGACTGATAAGAATGGTGTGTGGAAGAAATTTAATCCACCCCATATTGTCAAGACGTCTGCAAACAAAACTACCACGGTGAAGGATATGTGTGACAAGGTGAGTAAGCTTCAGTCATTTGTATCAGTGGAGTATGTTGGAGAGGTTGCTAAAGCTAAGTCTTTCAGTAACATCTTCCCATTGAAGTCAAACATATGGCTTGTGAATTCTCACATGCTTTCTAGTAATGACCCGATGATTTTCACCGTGCGTCAACACTCAGTAGATGAGGTTGGTAATGGTAGGAATTTTGTTTGTAATGTTGATGATTCGTGTTTTGAGCGAATCAAAGGCACAGACTTTGCTGTCGTACGCCTCCAGAGTGGAGGTGATGTGCCAAATATGCTTAAACATTTTATGGAAAATGAAAGCATTAATATGACAGCTCCCCTTTATGCACACACGTTTTATCGTGATGATAAAGGAGTGGTAACACAACATCATGTCACATATGCTAAAAATGTAGACATTGATTTTGTGGGCGATACTGCCGATGGATCGCAACGCGTACAGTATCCTGGACTTATGTATGATTACAAGGAACCTACGAAACGAGGTCTCTGTATGATGACGCATGTCCTCGATCAGCGTGTACCTACACTCGGTATGTTTCACTGCGCTGGGAAAACTGGTGAAACATGTTCTATTGCGGGTATTGTCTCCCAACATCAGATTGAGGAGGCAATTACTGCACTTACAATGAAAGGGATGGTTATGCACTCTCATTCTTCAGGCGAGTTTATGCCAGATAAATATGGATACACCTATGAATTGAATGTGCACCCTCGCGACTCTCACTGTGTCAATTTTATGACAGCTGATGAGGAAGGTCGTGAACCATCGTTTGAGTATATGGGGTGCCATACTACTGATACTGGTCGTTTTAAATCAAACATTAAGAAAACGAAGATTTCAGATGACGTTGAAGATATCATGGGTATCCCTAAGGTGCATGGCCCGCCTAGTAAGAAACATATCTGGAAGCACTACCAAAGAGATATGGCTCTTATTTCTCAACCGCGAACTGATTTTTCGCCAAAAGTTCTTGATTTGTGTGTCAAAGATTATTTAGACAAGCTTAAAGAACATTTAGCGGCAAATCCCGGTTGGTTGGATGATGTCAAACCCCTCCCATGGGAATATTGTATTAATGGATACGATGGTATAGCTGCGTATAATGCCATTGATAAAACGACATCAATGGGTCCCCCGATAAATAAACCTAAAAGGGACTTTTTAGGTCCAATTAAGGAGGTTTATCCTGGGATTTCTGAGGCTTTCGATTTCTATGACCCTCAGTTTAGGGCTGAGGTAGATAGAATGGAGGAAGTCTTAAAAAGTGGTGAGCGTGTGAATACTCATTTCCGCGCTTGCCTTAAGGATGAGGCTGTTAAATACGGAAAGGATAAAATTCGTGTTTTTAACAGCGGTGAGGTCGCGTACCTACTACTTTGTCGTAAGTACTTATTGCCTATAATTCGGTTGATACATGACGATCC